GCCAACAGCAGCATAAGAGTAAAATCCGCCAGAACCCAAAGACCGCTGCCAGCTAAGATTAGCATTTTTGTCCATTTTTCCAATTAACGCATAACCAGGGCTTGTCGGATATCTGCCGCAAAAATAAATATCATTATTTGCGGTCACTGCTATGCCACTAACGTATTCATCGTTGCTTGCTGTCGAAAGACGTGCAATCCAATAATCTTTGGTGAGTTCGCCGGTTGCGGCCAACAGCAAGAGCTTACTAATCATCAGACATAACTCCCGACATAAGCACCATACAGGGTTGTGCTGATTTTCCAAAATACCAGCACATCTTTTGCGGTAAGTACGGGAGCCGCATTGCCGCCCGCCGATACCCAAGTAATTGTTGGCCACGTCACCGTATAACTACTTCCGTTCTCAAGCCGAAGCAATACTGACTGCCCGCTCTCCAGTGCTTCGGTGAATGTAGTGTTACCACTCAATGACTTGTACTGAACCGTTCCGTTTGCGGGATCAATAGCAGTACCAGTCAGGTCATAAATAGTTTCCTTGATTTCTTTAAGCGTGGTTTGACCTGTAACATTAAGCGTGCTTGATGTTGCGATTGCGCCACTAGTGTTAATTGCAGTGCTGCCTCCAATCGTACCGCTGGTAATTGCTGCACCGCTAACCTTGCCCGCAGTAGAAATAGTGGCAAGTTTGCTATCGGCAATAGCAGCGCTTGAAGAAATGTCGGCGTTGACAATGCTGTTACTGAGCGCCAATTTGCTGTAAGCGACCGCTGCACCAGAAGCAATATCAGCATTGACAATACTGCTGCTCAGGTTGAGCTTGCTGTAAGCAACAGCAGCGCTGCTCGCAATATCAGCATTGACAATGCTATTTGTTAGCGCCAACTTGCTGTAGGCGACGGCAGCACTAGCACCAATGTCAGCGTTTACAACGCTGCCAGTCAGCGCAAGCTTGCTGTAGGCAATAGCAGCACTAACGGAAACATCGGCATTGACGATATTCGCATTACCGCTAACAAGAACAGTGCCGCTTAGATCTGGAAAAGTAATTGCGCGAGCCGCTGAGGCGGTAGCTGCCGAGATTGTGGTGTTAAACGAACCGGTGTCGTAAACAAGACTGACAGCGTCTAGCGTGACATTTCCGGTAAAAGTGTCTCCAGCCTTGTTTGCTTTGATAGTGTTCAGCGATGCCAGCATGTCTTGGACATTGCTGCCGGTTACGCCGGAAATAGCAGTGGTTGTAATGTTCGAGGCAGTTTGCGCTGCAACCGTCGACGACACATCGACATGTGTCCAAGCGGTTCCATCCGACAGAACAATGTCCGGTGGAGCAAGCGCAACTTGAGGTGCGTTACCGGTAGTCGGGGTGCCACCCTCCGACACCACAAAGTAATACCTGCTGTTTGTAGCCGCAGCAGCGGGGAGAGCGCTGTTAACCGACAGTCCCAGTGCTGTGCCAGCGCTAGTCAGCGTAAGGATTTTGCCGGCGCCGCTGTTGTATGTGGGATTGGCGCTAAACGTACCAGCGAAGATAATTTCGCCTGCTGTAATTGTGATCGGCTGCCAAGCGTTACCGTCGTACAAATACAGATCGCCGTTTAGCGAGTCGTAAAAATACTGACCGGTGTAATCAGCGGTCGGGAAGACAACGACGCCTGCGGTGGAACCTGAACCGCCAATCTGCGTAACGGCGAAGTTGGCTAGTTTCGAGCCAGTGATTGAATTGGCAGCAAAGCGATCACCGCTGATTGTGCCGGTGGTGAGTTGGCTGGCGCTGAAGTTGATGTCAGCAAGATCGGCGCTGACCAGTTGACCACCGGCAGTGACGTGACCTTGGGCGTCAACCGTGACTTTTTCGTAAGTACCAGGGGTAACACTATTGGTGTGGCTGATTGTGCCAGCGGCATTAACGCCGAGTCCGGCACCGGGGGCAACAACGCCAACAGATCCAGAAGTTGCTACTGGGACGTCGGAACCAATGATGGCGCGACCGCCCGTCACCAAACCTTGAGCGTTGTAGGTGACGACGTAGTTGGTTCCGCTGGCGGCGACTGTGTTGTTGATTGCCAGGGTGTCGCCAGAAACGGTTAGTCCGTTTCCGTTGACAATCACACCGCCTTTTGAGGTCGTCGTGGCGGTTGGTAGATCGGCACCTTGGATTGTTCTGTAAGCTACTGCGCCAGCGCCGGACGTCGGACCAGCGAGAAACTGACTTGCGGCGCTGGTGTTATCAAGTGTCGTGTTGATGGTGACGGTATCGCCCGTCTGCGAAGCCGTGACGTTCACCACACCAGCGTCGCCGCCGACGATGGTATTGATGCTGCCCGCTGCTTTGATCGACAGCCAAACGGAACCGTTCCAGCAGTAGATCTTCAGATCATCGGTGTCAAGCGCGATCTGACCAATAAAATCCCCAGAAGCGGGCAGCGTAGTTACAAGTCGAACGCTGGAATTATTGCCAAGTTTTGCAGCGTTAATTGCATCGTTAGCGATTTGTGAAGTATTAACGGTTTCGCCTTGCAGTGCGCTGCCTGGGATGGAGCCGGCACCGAACAAAATTTTGGCACTAGGGATAGTTGCATCGGCAATCAGCGTCGACGCATTGCCAAAAAAGTCAGTGACAGTGATTTTACGGGTTTCACTTGCGCTGACATCAGCTACGGGCAGGAAGTCGCCAGCAGCAAGGCTGGAGCCGGCAAGCTGCAGTAGCTCACTGATTCTGAGGTCAGACACGTACGCGCTCGCCAGTCGATGCCATCATTTTAAACATCACTGTCCTCCAGCAACAGATACCCATCACCTGTCTTGGCTTCAAGCTTAATTGGATCGCCTGTTTCTTGCAGCAATCGACGGCGTGGGGTGGTCCGAGCGCGTAGCTTGATAGGTCCAGTGGCAACAAAATCAATTGTGCTAACCACAATGTCTCCTGGCGCAAAGCTGGTGGCACTATTGGTAACAAGCGCATCGAATTCCCACCAGAGCGCATCATTGACCTGCGTATTAGAAAAGGAGCCAGCAGACGCAGAGGTCCCAAGTGTTTTGATGTACAACTTGGCGTGGAATCCGGAGCCTATCTCAGTGCGCAAGACCAATTGCATTAAATAATTAATCGGCTCCTCTCCCAGCTCGTTGACATAGTCCCATTGCGCAGTCAAACGCCCGCTGCCTGTAATCAAACTGCTGTACTGTTGGCGGTACTCGTCCGAAAGCGACGTAATGTCAACAGTTTCTCGATTAGTGTTTAATTCATAATCAGTAATACAAGCAAGCAAGCGGCCGGAACTGTCTTCAACATCAACACGAATTGGAATATCGCGGTTGATTTGCGCCAGCTCAATCAAACCGGCAGTGCTGCCCTCAAGGCTGTCGTCAAAATTGTCGTACAGGCGGATGGAGCCGAGTTCATCAACATGGATAAACCACTTGCCGCTTTCGCGGACAACGCCGTCGCCCCAGCCGTCAGGCGAAATAAAGTCAAGGTCAGTTCCGTCGGTTGCAGTTATTTCAATTAGGTCGCCAGTAATCAGCATCCCTTCAGCAAAATCAAAGCTGAAGCGGTTGCGCTGGTAGTTGACGTCACCAGGATTGACCAGCGATAGCTTGGCGCCTTCAAAAGATCGCCGCGTCAGCTCGACGTTGCCGATGTTGCCAAGAAAAACGCCCATTAGATCGTTACCGCTTGCAATGCGCCCGTTGCTTGGAAGCTGATTTGGGCAGAACTGATCTCGCCAACGCTGGCGCCAATACTGACACTTGTGATGTAGGAGGTTAGTGCGATGTCGTTGGTTGTGTCGCCGTCGACAAGGCGTAGCCTGATGGTTACGGTGTCGCCGTCCGAAACGCCATCGGTTTTAATGATCTTGCGGAGTGCGGTTCCAGCGTCGTTGCGACCTGCAGCGTCTTTGTAGTACAGCAGAGTGGCGCTGCCGTTAAATTCCTGTACGCCTGGGGCGTAGTTACGTTGGGAGTCACCAAGGCTGGTGGTCTCCAACATTTCAAGCGATCCGCTCAGGGTCCAGTTGGTGACCTTGACCTGTTCGATGCCGTCGATCAGGAGGCGTCCGTCTTTGCCGGTGTAGATCTTGGCCATCAGAGCACCGCCACCAAATTCACTGTAACGCTACTAATGCCGGGACGTACCGAACGTACTTGTGGTTCCGACTCGTAACGCCACTTAGTGCCAGCAGGCGATTGCATGGCAACAGACGTGCCAGCAGTGACTGCTGTTGGTAAATCAAATGTACGCAGGGTGCCGAATTGGGCGTCGTAGTCGGCTAAAAATTGCTGTGCTTCGCTGTCCGCGATGTTGTCGTAGCCCAGACCGAGTTTTGCGTTGGTGCGTTGGTTGCCGTAAAGGATGCGAATTTCGGATCCGGATTGCGAGTTGAACCGTTTGATTGGCCAGTCGCCAGGCGCAAATTCGCGGCTTGTGGGGGTTAGTGCAGGAAATGTCATTACTCTTCCACCTCAAACAAGCCGTTCAGCACGTCATCTGCAACCACGCTAGCGCCTGTGGCGGTAACAGGTACATGGATGGCAGCGACACTGACCAAGCCATCCTCTTCAATAGTGAGCTGTTCAACTTGGTACACGGCTTGGTTGACTTTTGTAGAAAGTAACGTGAACAGGCACCCGTACACATCGGTGTTCGAGACAGTGTTGGATGCAATAGTGATTTGCTCTTCAGCGATTTCTCCGGTTTGTGGATTGTAGACAAGTGCTTTGTATTCACCGTCTGCAATCGAGTCAACAGATACTAGAGTGCCAGCGTCAGTAATGACGCCGTTGTTTTGCGCTGAGTAGGTCGTGCTTGTTGTGACGACGCGGATGTAGGAGCCGGGTTCGATGTCGAGTCCGTCTGGCACTGTCTTAAATGCAACGCTGTGTGTGATCCGGCGTCTTGTAGATAGCAGGAATTTTGCCGTCAAAATGGCTTGATCTCTGCTTGTGCAAAACTCAGAAAGGTCGTAGCTCTGTTGGTTTTGCGTGTTGCCGGCGGTGTCGCTCCAATAGACAGCAACGGAGCGCTGGTTGGGAAGTTCGTATTTGAAGTTTTCACGCCAAGTCACCAGCGCTTGGAGGTTAAGTCGTTGGGCAGCATCCAAGTAGTTGACTTGCAGGCTGCCCTCGATAATGTTGCCTGCAGTAAAGATCTGTTCGATTTCAACCGGAGCTGTGGAGATTTTGCCGTTTGTGTCGTACGGCAACGCAGGCATCATGCCAAAGCGTCCGTTTTTGATCGTGAAGTTACACAGTTGCAAGGATGCCGCGTTGTATAGAAACGAGCGAAGGTTTTCGGCTTCTTCGATGACACTGTCAAAAAAGATGCCATTGGCTTGAAGGAATTTTGCTGTAACCGTCAGGCTGTCCTCGTCAATTAGCTCGGTCGGAATGACATTGCCTAAGCCCTGTTCTGAATTCTGGAGTAGGTACAAAACAGCGTCTGTAAATAGGTTGCTGGGTCCTGTGGTGTTATCGAGTAAGCGGCGTACAGCGATGCCGTCCGGTACCCACATCCGCATTTGGTCCACGCTGTTAATCTGCCCAC